CCCAATCTGCACTCATTATATTCTCCTTGTTGTATTATTCAATCTATCACACATTGACATTAATGTACACTAACTTTGTAGTGCATCAATAAATTCTTGTGCCGCGGCGCTAATCACCGGCAACCCACCTAATGACTTATTCTTCAACTTCTTGACAAGCTTCCTAGCCTGTTCCAGATGATACGTGTTAGCACGTGATGTATGTGCGATACCATCTAGATGATCCATTTCATGGAGGAATACACGAGCAGTCATGCCAGTGAATGTCTTAGTAGCCGTCTCGCCATCAGGTGTAGTGAAGCGGACCTTGATGCTCTTTGGCCTTTTGATCTTTACGAAAAGATTAGGATACGAGAGGCATCCTTCCTCGAGCATAACCGTCTCAGTTGTTGCATCCACTACACGAGGATTGAAGACACCAATGATTTCCTCTGCTCGCATCACGAATGCACGTGTACGCACACCGATCTGGTTAGCTGCAAGACCCATGCCATCATTCTCACGCATGGTCTCGGCCAAATCTGTATAAAGTTGACCAGGATCCACAACCGGGTTCTTGAAGTCGAACGCCGGCATCACCTCACGTAGGATCGGGTTGGTCCTATTTAGAATAGTTGAAATCATGCCATTGCCATCTGGATCTTGGCGATCACTTCATCGGCAGTATCAAATTTATCAGTCGACAGAGAAATTTCTTTACCCTTGTTCATTATGATGTACCCGGAATCAGCGTAACTTCCCTGTGCTGGAACCTTTGTCACACGCTCAATGTGTCTAACATTGATATAGTGATCAACTTTATTCATGTCTCGTACCCAAATAAATCTTGTCATGCTGCAATCCTAATAATATGGCCTTTATATGGTTTACCATTTTTGGCCGCCTGTGTAAATCGTATGTAATTATAACCATGTTCAATGCAGTATTGTTTGGCATTATCCACAATAACACCATCTACAAAATAAGTAAACCTTAATTTTTGTTTGTGGTCTTCAGATTTTGGTTTTCGCATTTTATCTTTGTGTGATTCTGATAATTTAGAACCCTTTAAAGAAGACACTAATCCAGTTTTTGATTCGGATATTTTTTGCTTAGTTTCATTGCTGTGGGATCGACCAAACATTGGATTGTTCTCACCAGTCATTTGCAAACTTTTATTTTGTTTCCACTGATCGGTGTGTTCTTTGCCAGTCATACCATTTAAATGTCCATACATGGCACCACCGGTTCCACCCTGATGCACATTGTAAACTGGCTTTAATTGTTCAATTAATTCTATTTCTTTTTGAGTTGCCTCAAACTTTGTATCAAACTGTTCTATAAGTTCTATAGTAAAGTTATTAATACCATATTTTTGAATAGCTCGTGATATTACCATTTTAGATTTACAGTGTTGGTTTAATCTAGTCTGTAATGGTTGTTTAGTGTAACCAATATAGAAATTTCCATTGATGATATTAATAATTTTATATATTTTAAACATAGTAATGAACCATTATTGAACTTACATTACTATTTATACTTTCTCTTGTTTCTCTTGTTTTATTACTGAAAAATTGCTATGTTTTTCAAATTTAATAACAGAATGGAATTTATCATAGAGCTGATCACCTTTATGACTAATAACAAAGATATTTCCATCTGTTATATTTGATAGTATATCCATAAGATTGTCATTACCAGAGGTATCTAATGACGAGTCGAAGACTTCATCCAAGATAAGAAGATTGGTGGAAGCAGAATTACGCAACTTAGCAATAGCCCTCCAGGTAAACATAAGAGCAAGATCAAGACGACTTTTCTCGCCCTCGGAGAAAGATGCATAAGAGAACTCGTCTCTAAAACGTGATTTAATCTTTTCATTGAAGTTTTCATCCAATTCAAATTGGACAAAGAAGTCCATGGCCGCGAGGTATTTATTGATAAGCTTGTTCATTATGGGAACGTACTGCTTAATAATTCTGGTCTTGATGCCAGAGTCCTTAAGTAGAACACCGGCAACCTCAATCACCGACCGCTCATTAGCCAGTTCTTCCTTGTACTTCTGTTGTACAATAAGATGGCTATTAAGTACATGCAAATCTTCCTTGCTCTCATCAATGACTGTCGTGTTCTTCTTAAGATTCTTGATCTCCTGTTCTAGTGTGCAAATACTAGAATTCCACGATCGGATGTCAGAGTTGAGTTCGGTGATCTTTGTGTTAATAGCCGTGATCTCCTTATTGATTGCAGTGATCTCAGCAATACGAGTATTGATTGTGGTAATCTCATCCTCAATCTTGACCAAGGCATCAGTGATCTCCTGTTCCTTAGACTGGCGATCTGTAACTGTCTCGTTCTTGAAGTCGTGGTCGATTCCCTGTCGGCAGGTCGGGCAACTGTCATTGTCGTGATAGAACCGAATCTCCTTCTTGAGAGTACGTACCTTGCTCTCAAGTTGACTCTCCAACTCTACCAGTTTTGACTTCTTGTTCGCGACCTTCTCGGCATCTGCTATCTTAGCAGAATGTGTATCTAGGATACCGTTCTGCACGGCAATGTCATGTTCTGCCTGACACACCAGCGTATCGATCTCCTTGATCATCTCATCCTTCTGGCGGATCAAATGATCGTTGTTGGTCTTCAGTGAGTTGATATGCTTTAGGGTCATCTCAACCTTATTCTCAATCAGGTTGATCTGGTAGTCGGTATCAGTGATTGCTGACTTATTAGTAGTGATCTTCTCCTTGAGGAGGTTGTTCATCGTAGTAAAGATCTGGATATCCAGAAGATCCTCAATGACCTCACGGCGAGCATGTGCAGGCAATTGCATGAACGGCAAGTAATTTGCACTGCCGAGAATGACAATTTGGCCAAAACTCTTGAAACTTAATTTCAAAATACTCTTCTCAAGATACTCTTGATAATCCCTGGCGGATGAATTTTGATTTATCATTTCACCATTTTGATAGATTTCGAAGATTTGAGGTTTAATGCCGCGTTTAACACAAAAATGCTTAGATCCCACCATAAACTCGCATTCTACAACTAAATTCTTCTGTGTCATAGAATTGACGAGTTGTGGCTTATTGATGTTACGGAACGGCTTACCGTACAAAGCAAACGACAGTGCGTCGAGGATCGTAGACTTACCAGCCCCGTTTTCCCCGACGATCAATGTTGACTTACTACGATCCAGTGCCACCTCTGTGAACTGGTTGCCGGTCGACAGCATGTTCTGCCAACGAACAGTTTTAAATAGAATCATGATTACTCCACACTCAAAGCTTCATTATACAGTGAACTGAGGAAATTGTACAACACTTTTTTGTCGACTCGTGAATCGACCTGGTCAACCACCTTGTTAAGCACTGTCAGTGTATCCTCGGCCTCGTTGACAATATCGCCATCGTCCTCCATCTGAAGGTTCAGGTTATCATCCACGACCTGCAGATCCAGCACACCAGCCTTCTCGATCTTGTCAACGAACATATCGAACCAGTAAGGATTGGTCTTGGTGTGGACGATCAGTTTGACATATGACCCCTTGTAATAATCCCAGTCGACATTCATCAGTTCATCCAGAGTCTTATCCTGGTCATGATAGTGGATCTTATTGAACATCTTCAGTGGGTTCTGAATATATGTCAGTTCCCTCGTTTCCGTATCAAATATATGAAATCCCCGACTGTCATTATAATCAGACCAAGACATTTCATAAGGAGCTCCCAGATAATTGATATTACCACGAGTAGATTTATGATGAAAATGGCCAGAACACACGAGATCAAATTTATCAAAAATTTTAGATTCGAATCCGTGGTCATTTACTGCACCTTTATACATCTCGAAACCGGCGATTTCGAGGTGGCCAAAAAGGATTTGTGCGGGGGTATTTTGTAGGAACTCCATGCTCTCATCATAGTTTCCAGAACATACCCAAGGAAGTACACCGATATCGGTACCACCGAGATTAACAACAGTTGGGCTATCATAGTAGTTGATATCATAGGTTGAATGCTCAAAGAGCTCCTTCATTGAGTTTACCTCATTCGTATTCTTGAACGAGGTGTCATGGTTCCCGATGATTACATCGAGTCTAATTCCTGATGAGTCACAATGCTGTACGAACTTACGTAGGTGTCGAGCAGTGACAAAGTTGATATACTTACGACGATCTACAATATCACCAAGATGGAAGATGTTGGTGATACCGTTGTCTGCAAGATATGGAAAAAAGTGATCATAGTAGAACCGATTAAAATACTCTGCAAACGCAGGACTATCCCCACGTGCACCCCAGTGGGTATCCGTGATTAAAGCAATTTTCATTAACGACCAGCCTTACTCTTATCATTGTATTCACGCAGCGTCTTATCACAATACGCACGAATATTTTCTAATGAAATCATATAATTGTAGCGGATGTGTTCTGGAGTCTTTAAGTCCAGTGCATTCTCAGCAAGTTGTTGGATTAAAACTGGAATATTATTAAGCTTCATTTTCATCACCTTCGATAAATATTTCTATGCCCTTTTTAGGCTTTGATACTGGTATGTTTTTGGCTTCAAACTTCTCCACCAATTCACCAAGTTTCTCAGATACATTTATAAAGGCTGCAGAGTAGTGTGTTCGATCTTCAGGTGCCATGTCGACCAGCGTATTCATGATCATGCTGTTCTCAAAGCTCTTATGCTTGATGTATAGTTGCTTCTTTTCCTTTTGAATACGACGAAGGAAAGCGTAGTAGATAATCTGAGTAAAGTATGCGAATGGGTTAGTCGACTTCTCAGGATTAAAGTTATGGAGATATGCTAGACAGTTCTCAATGCCATCAGAGATCATCTCATCCTTATAAGAGTACCCGACAAAGTTTGGCCGAGTTGCCAGTCGTGTGGCAATGAGCATGATACACTCACCAATGTACCTAGATACGAGAGGACGTTTCTCACCGGCTTCAAGAGATTCTTCATAGAGTCGACGGTATACTACCATCTCTGTGTAGAACTTCTTGTTATCGATGTAGTTATTGGCCTTCTTCTTTTTGGCCGGGTTGGGCATTGACTCGTTCATAGTATATCCTTAGTTGATTGTTGACCCGCCTACGAGTCTTTTAGAGATAAGCTCCTGCATATTCTCTTCCATATTCTCAATATCCTTGATAGCAGCATTGATCATCTTTGTTGTATCGGTATTTTTGCTGGATGCTACAAAAGCCTCGTAGTAACGAGTCATGCTTTCACTGGCTGGAATTGAAAAGACTATGTGCTTATCTTGTACCACTATATACTGTTGGTCGGTAAATGTACACACATTTATTAGTATAATGCTATGTTTATCTTGTATTTCCATAACATAGAACGGGTGATGAATATGAACACCGCCGCTAGTGCTTTCTTGGTTACCAATGATTTGCTCACCGTTAACCAAAGTATAAATTCTAATCATTATAACCTCACATTGTAAATTTCGTAATCGAACTTCTCAGCATCGTAGATCTTACACCGTTCCAAGAAATGGTTCAATGTAAAGTTAGTCTGTGACTTGTATGATAGGTCGTCAACTATATCATAGAGAATTGCCACATCCTTCTCTGCATGCATACGTAGCATACGACCAATTGACTGAAGTACCTTGATCTTTGACTTGGATGGAGATGCAGCAATCATATGGTGAAGCTTGTTGATACTCACACCGGTTGATGTGGTTCCTAGCGACGCAATGAGGACAGCATTCTCCTCATCTTCAATAGCGCGACGGATACTTTCCCGGTCCACGCCTGATACACTACCATCAATGTAAAAAACATTATGGTCAGACACTGAACTAATGGCGGTATGTAATAGTTTTCCATGGTCAATAATCCTGAAGAATAGTAGCTTGTTTCCCTTGAGTGACAGTGTCAGATTCTTGAGGAACTTATTACGTTTCTCATTGTTTACCAGATAGTCAATCTCTTCCTGGTAGGTTTTCTTCTTCTTGTTAACCGTCGTGTGGAACAGTTTCTTTTCATCGTCAGGATACTTCAGTATGATGCACTTGATCTTAAGTTTCGAAACATGTCCATCCTCCATCAACTGGACGGTTGTCGTCGATCTATACTGTGGGCCGAAGAGTCCTTCGATTGTTGCTTCGTTGAGAGCGTGTCCATCCAGCGTTCCTGTGCAGCCGAAGCGGTAACGACAGGCTTCGAGGCTAGATAGGATTTGTACGAGGCTCGTTGCCTTGCATCCGTGAGCTTCATCTCCAAACACGCACCCGAATTGGCCGTACCATTGCTTTGGCATTTTGTTTTTGCCATTGTTGAGCGACTGCCAAGTAGTAATGACAAGTTCAGCAGGGATATCATTAGATTTGCTAAGACCACCAGTACTAACGTGTACATCACCCAAGTATCCATAATCTCTGAAGTCACTTTCCATCTGTCCGACCAGACCGATCGTAGGAACGATGATTAGGCCTTTGTGTTGTTGATACCATCTCATAACAATGTAGATCATGAGAGACTTACCAGATGACGTAGGACTTACTAGTGTTCTACGACCGGATCTAATACATTTTATAATTGCCTTGAACTGATAGTCACGGATCTGATACTTCTCAGGGATGTTTAGAGTTTTGATGAATTCAGTTAATTCATGTTCAGATACGTTGGCATATACTAGTTCATCATCAAAAGTCAGTGTGTATCCACGTGCATCACAGAACTTCTTGATTCTCTGTGCCATGCCGGCATATACTGTACCAGATAGGTTATTCACTAACCGTATCTTACCATCCCACATCCTGGCCTTGTACTTGGGATGCCACTTATAGTTATCGGCGTAGAATGTTAATTGATCCGACAACTCCATAATGGTTGACGGATCTGCACATACCTTTATGTGTACACTATTAATAAATTTTAGGTGGACATCTGCCATTCTTAAACTCTAGTGACTGCAATGCCGTATCCCATACCAGGATCATACATTGGCACATGTAAACCAGTGTCGACTAGTTCGTCTACCGGACAACCCATAGCAGCCAGATCGGCAATGGCTTCTTCACGAGTTTGTCGCAATTTTCCAAACTGATTGCCATCATCCCACCATTGTGCTTGATAAAAATACATCAGATACCTACCTTGAACTTTTCCCATTCAATCGCCGCTTTGATATTGAAGCCGCGGCCTGTCAGGGATTTAATGATCGATTCTAGAAGCTCGATCTTTTCTTGTTGGACACCAATACGCAACGACATATTAATCACCTCTTGATCCGCCTCTATATAGTTATTCACGTCTGAACGGATGATTTTGCCCTGAGGTGGAAGCTTCCAGCCCTTGGCATGAGTTGCCTCGGTAGGACCCATGGTAAAGAACTCGTTCTTAGCAAGCTTCAGTTGTTTGAATTCAGCTTCATACTTACGAAGAACTAGACGTTCATTCGTAAAGATCTTGAAGTACTTGTGATGGAGTTTGGGGATATTCAGTGCCTCGTTACCGAGTTCTGAACGGTCGATGTGGGAGTCTTGCTCCCACTGTACGTATATATCATCTATCTTCATAATAACCTTTATATCACGAATTATGAATTAAGTACACCTATTTCGTAGCTTAGGAAGCGGAAATCTACTGTACATTCAATATAGTTTACGTCAACGTCCATGGTAGTAAACTGCAGATCGGAGATATCGATAGGGAACAACTGAATAAACTTTGCCGAGATATTTCCAAGTCGGCGACTATTGTTGATGACAAGAGTTGCATCAGAGTATAGTCCAGCGGAACTGTTTTGTAGATTGGCATATCCGGTGAAATCAGTAGGAGAACCAAGACCCTTCATCCAGTTATGGATCTCAAGATAGTCGGTCATATCCTCGGCCACACGGAATGTTATAGTCAGTGGTGAATATGTAATCTTACCAGAATTAGGAATAGAAACAAACGGCGTGGCAGTCTCTGTTGATGACAGAGTCATACCAGGTAGACGAACCGTCTGTACGTTAAAGTTCAGATTGGGAGTACGAGCCAACACGAACTTGTAACTGAGTGGTGATAGGAAATTGGGGTTTGTTGACTTAACCACTATAGTATTACCTTAAAGCTGATATGATCATTATAACACAGTTTATTTATATTGTACATAAAAAAAGGAGGGAGACCTTTCGATCCCCCTCCCTCAGTTTGTGGTTGGTTAACCAACTCTTATTACATAAGGTTGTTAACAAGAACGCGACGATAGTACTTGTTCGAATCCTGCTCAAGAGTTGCAGTCGTATCGGCTGCAGTTGTACCCTTAGCGAATGGATTCGGTGCCATGCCGTAACGTGTCTTGAAGCCGATCTTTGGCTGGAAGCTGTTAGGATCAACAGCACGAACCATCTGAAGCGGAACGTATGGGCAGTAGAACAGACCTGCATCAAAGGCATTCGAACCCTTGTAGCCAACAACCAAGAAGTTGGTGCCTGCATATGGATCGATATAAACCTTGATACGACCGTTGAGAACACCAGCGAAGGTGTTGCCAGTATCATCAACGTTTAGGTTGTTGCTGTTAAGCGCTGGAGCATAATCCAGAACACCAGCCATCTGAAGAGCTGAAGCAACATCTGACGAGCAGATGATGATGTTACCCTTACCACGACGTGTCTGCTTAGCAATCTGGTTGCATTCGCGTTCGATCTGGAACAGAAGACCCTTAAACTTTTCAACTGACCAACGGCCGTTTGAATCGGTATCAAGATCGAAGATACCAGCAGTTGTTGTACCGTCAGCAGCACCGCGCTCGGCAGTGATGATGATCGAGCGAACAACTTCGCGGTTGATTTCAGCAAGGATTTCACCCGAGAGGATGTTGCTGAGTTCTGTTTCAGCATCAAGACCGTGAATTGCCTTCAGATCCTGTGCAAGTTCAAGCGAATATTCAGCCTTGAGGGCACGTGTCTTTGCAGATACGGTAACCTTTTCGATGCTGAAGCCCATTTCTGGGAAGATG